AACTGCCAGATGTCAAACCTAACAAAAGATTCCCACTCGCATCCAGAGTCATTGCTTGAATAAAGGTGATGGCGTTACCTGCTGTGCCTGAACTTGCGTAAGACCAAGTATGAGCGCCACCGTTTTGCAAATAAAGTTCTGCGTATCCGTTTGCTAAATAAGTTGGTGTTCCGCTTGTGTTAAAGTAAACATTTTCACCAAGTCGGTTGGCAGCACCGTAATTAAACAACGAGCCAGTAGAGCCAAACTGAAACGCTTTTGAGTTTGCTAACCAAGCACTAGGAGTAACTCCTATTCCCAAGTTAGTGCCGTCAAATTGCAATCCTGACCCAGTAGCCAAAGCACTTGTAGAGCTTGCATACACCACACCATTGGCTGTGTAAGGTGTTGGGGGTTGATTACTAGCTATGTTAGAAATAGCTGTCTTAACTGTAGTACCCGATTGAACAATAGGTACAAGTTCTGATCCGCTTAGAGGCAGTGTTGCACTTGTTAGTGCAGAGATTTTTGTATCAGCCATTTAATTCTCCAATTATTGAATGTTAGCAGCTTTTAGTCTAGCTCTCAAGGATTGTAATTCAGCAACAATGTTTGCAATCATTTGCGGGGTAGAAGCATCTACTGTTTGATAAATTGGTTTTTCATTTTCATCAACAGCATCAGCAGCACCATGTACTGCACCAGGACAAACAGCTTGCAACTCGTCAGCAATAAAACCAACAGCAGTAGTATTGGTAGAAATCCAAGTAAATGTTCTTGGTAACAAAGAATCAATGAAAGCACCACTAGCAGTGTATGTTTCAATGTTAGTCTTTAATCTTCTATCAGAACCAGAGCCATAGTTAACACCAGTACCATTGGTAGAGATAACACCCACTGTTGTAGGAGAAGATGGAGAACCATAACCAAAATAAACAAGATTACTAGTAGTACTGGCAACAACAGAAGCAAGGGCTGTAGCACTTGTAGCACCCTGATAAGCTGCTAATGCAATACCACCACTAGTAGACTGAGCAGCATAAACAGTTGGAGCACTTGAGAAAGTACTTTGGGCACCAAAGTAAGACGCTCCACCAGATACTTTAATGTTTTGCCAACGATAGGAATCAGAACCTAACGATAGGGTTGCATCAGCAGATGGAATGAATGCTGTACCATACAAGTAAGTTTGAGCAGAACTATTACCAATACCAATGACAGAAGTGCTAGTAGAAATACCATAAGCAGTTCCAGTAGGACCAGTAGAAGTAGAACCAATACCCAAATAACTATTAAATGTAGACGTACCACCAATAGTAATACCACCTGAGTAAGTAGAACCAGCAGCACAGACAGCTTGCAAAGTAGGTGCAGACCAAGTACCATCACCTCTCAAATAAGTACCAGATGAAGCAGAACCAGAACCTAAATTAGCTGTAGGAACATAGCCAGACCAACTGACTGCAATTGTTCCATTTGATGTCAAAGGAGTATTGGATACAGAAAAACCTGTGGGCATTGATAAACCAACAGAAGTTAAACCTGATCCACTACCACTAGGTGTTACCCAACTACCTTGTTGGTTTAAAAACAATGTAGAGGAACCACTAGAAGTATTGGGTGCAGTAATTGTTGTATTACCCCAATAGAAACTACCAGCAACACCCAATGAAGACCACTGGTAAGCAGATGCTCCTAATGCAATGGTGTTGTTAGGATAGGGAATAAATGCAGCACCACTTAACAATACTGTATACGGAGAACCTCCTCCAAAATTACTTTGCATACCAACATAGTTGGCTGTAGAAGTAATGCCATAGACAGTTAGTCCTGTAGGAGCATTAATTTGGTTACCAATACCCACACCACCAAATGAAGCATTGCCCGTAAGAGTATTAGACCAAACACCATCACCACGTACAAAAGATGCAGTGTTGGGAGTACTACTTGCTAAATTGGCAGGAGGTATTTGACCAGACCAACTAATAGCTATAGTGCCATTAGAAGTAAGAGGACTACCAGAAGTAGTTAATCCTGTAGGTACAGAAATACCAACAGAAGTAAGACCTGTACCAGTACCCGATGGTACAACCCAAGAACCTTTTTGATTTAAGAACTTAGTTGCATCCCCACCTGATCCAGTATCAGGAGCAGTAACAACTGTATTGTTCCAATACAAAGAACCTGCAACTCCTATGGATGACCACTGGTATCCAGAAGCTCCTAGAGCAATACCGCTATTAGTAACACTACCTGTAATAGCATTAGAGTAAGGTATAAATGCAGAAGAACTTAAAAGAACTGTGTAAGGACTAGAACCACCAAAGTTATTTTGAATGCCAACGTAATTGGCAGTAGAAGTAATTCCGTATACTGTTAAACCAGTAGGAGAATTAATCTGATTGCCTATTCCTACTCCACCAATATTTGCATTTAAAGATGATGTATTTCCATTGGTAAGTACTTGATTAAGAGTAGCAGAAGCTCCACCAGGAGGTGCAGCCCATGTTCCATCAGCTCTTAAAAAGTTAGTTGTACCACCACCAGAATTGGGAAAGACATTGTTGTAGACAGTACTGTTTACAGCATTAAGCCAAGACGATGTTAGGAGTGTCCCACTAGTAAAATTAGTTGAACTCATGTGTTATCCTATAAAGCTAATTTACTTACAGCATCTTCTTGAAGTATAAAACTTCCAGTTTCTTGAAGTAAGAATGAATATATTTCTGGCTCCATAATAACACCATATTTATTGTCAGTCATTCCATACTGATTTACATAATCAGGTATAGCTGGAACATAAGACCCATAGATGTTATTAACAACAATAGTCATCACACACCCATGATAACTTGAACAGTTGCACCAGTACCAGAGATAGCAGATACGTTAACACGTACCCATCTCCAAGGAGCAATTGTTGTAAAGCCATCTGTGGCAGTAGTAGTACCAGACAAAGTAATTGTGCTCATGGTAATCCAATTTGAACTAGTACCATTAGCAGTAGCATCTTCATTGGTTACTTGGATAGCTATGGTAGCTCCCACAGTACCTGTACCATTGATGATAGCTTGAAAACTACTGTAAGGACTTTCTTTATAAATGGGAGAAGACGCACCAGTTACTGTTGCTGAGTTCACACCACTAAAAGCAAAGTAACGAGGTTGTTCGCCACTCTTAATAAATACATCACTCATTTTATACTCCCATTTTGCTTACATCTAGCACAATGAAGAATGATCCTGTACCTTTAAATATCATATCAATCTCGTGACCAATTAACCCACTAACCCATCCTAGATCAATTTTACTTCTACCTTCCAGAGGTAAAACAAAAGGTTGATTACGATAAGTAAGTAACACTCTTAGACCAGTCTCAACCATAAACACAGTTGCATCTAAACGAATGTTACTTGGGTTTCCAGCTAACTTGTTGATGTTGATAATATCAAATACAGAATCATCTTCGTGTTTAATAGTACCTGTTACTAGGAACACAGTGTTTTTGCCACCATCACTAACAATGGAAACATTAATACTGTCTTGCGTAGCTTCGTGTACTAGTTTAGTGTGCATAGTTATTAACGTAAAACTTCTTGAGCAGCCAATACAAAGTCAGTAGTCAATGTATCTGTTGCTGTAGGAGTAATTTGAAACACTGGGCTAAGAACAGCGTTGGTCAACGTAGTTCCAGTAGTACCAATAGTAGGTGCAGAAATACGAGCAACAGGACTAGAAGTGGTAGTAGAGCTACCAAAATAAACAATGATGTCTGTGCCATCGTAATAAAAACCAAGCTCAATCCAAGTAGCTGCTACAGCAGTTGCAACACCAGTTACCAAAGTAGTGGCAGTACTATTGACAGTAGAAACCAAATTGATTGATGTAGATGCAGCAGCTTTAGCAAACCACAAACCATCAGTAGTAGCAGAACCTTTTTGCAAACCAACATAAAAAGATACATTACCTGCTACAGCAGAAACTTGAAAACGAGTAGTAAACCAAGAACGATTACCAGCAACAAACTGATAAAACGTACCATTTTTATAAGCAGATGTAGCAGTGGTAGCACCGCCAGGAGTCAACAAAGCTTGACCACCAATACCAGGGGTTAAAGCAAAACTAGAAGACGAACCTGTAACAGTATAGTCTGTACCAATCAATGTATTAAAATCATTGACATAAGTAGAACTACCAATAGCTTGGGTGCTTCCAGTGTGAAAAGGATCGGGGAAAGGAAACGAGTACAAAGTCTCGTTAGAGTATGCAGTAGAAAGACCTGCATAAAGGCGAGTAGGGTTAGACATAATAGTTCCTTTGACGTTGTTTAAAACAACGCCCAGTTAAGGGCGTCATTGGAAGATTGTATTCTACGTTACATTTTCTTTTTAGTCATGGTCTTTTTTGCAACCATTTTTTTAGCAGCGGGAGCCATCTTCTTCATGGACTCTCCAGCACCTTTTTTCATTGCTGGTTCTGGGCGTTTGCCCTTCATTTTAGACATTTCGTAAGCCATTTAAATACTCCTTTGGATTAAAAGAAACCCCCACCTTTTTAGGATGGGGGCTGTTACTAGTAACAATTAGGGACCATTAACGCCCCACACAGCACGAGGATCAGACCATCCGAATGAATAACGCTCATAGCCTTTGGCTTTAGCATTCATTGTATCGAAATCATTGTCTTGATCAAACGTGATGGCGTGACGTTCGTAGTACTTCATACCAGTACCACCAGGAATGGTGTTACGGATAAACCAAGCGTGTGGGCTTGTGAAGTAGTGATTTACTTTGAAACCACCTGGTAGGTAGTTACCAGACTTAATGACGTTAATGTCATTGTTGGCATTACCTGTTTGGTAGCTAGAGTGAAGAATGCGTTGAGCATTAAACACTTCTTGGCGAGCAATGTGCAAGTCTTTTGGTTGAATAGCAACCAACAATCCTCGGTCGTTTTGTAGACCCATGATTGCGATTACTGCATCTTCCAAAGCGGCTTCTGACAAGTCAACGTCAACTGTAGGCTTGTTAGCAAATGTACCACCCGTAGTATTGGGGTGAGCAGTTGAACACATAGCCACACCATCACCACCAGCGTATGTGTTGTTAAATGCACGATTGTACACATTGGCAGCAACATTTTCTTTGGTTTGACGGAAAGACATTGCTAGGGCAGCAGAACGTTTTTTGGACACTTGCTCATACAAGTTGTCGTCCATTTCTTCCTTAGTCACAATGTAACCCATTGCATACGCAACGTGCGTATAGCGAGTTACAAAACCTTGGATTTCTGAATCGTACTGAACTCCAGCACCTTGCTCTTTAACGGGTACTAAACCAAACCCAGTCAATTGAACATCTTCTTCGTAGTTTTGCATTGATGTGTCTTTGTCAAACAAATCAACGTACTCTTCAGGATGCTCGTTGTAGGTTTGTCCCCACCATGCTTTAATACCAGGCCATAACGCCTTCGGATGGGAGCCTGTTGTAATTACACCAGCCATGTTAATTCTCCTTTATTTAACAGATTAAGCAGTACCAGCAGCTTGCTTGTACAACTGTTTGTTCAAAACAACGTTTACTTTGGCATAAGAACCAGCAGCGTTATCTGAACGTTGAGCAAAACTAATAACCAAGAATGGCAATCCAAGCGAACCACTTGTACCCAATGCGGTAACAGTAGAAGCTTTTAGAGTCAAACTAGATTGTGGTGAAGATTGTGACAATGAGTCAGCAGCGGTGTAGTTACCACCAGCAGCTTTCATAACGTCAGCTAAAGCATAAGTATCAGCTTGTGCTTCATATACAACGTTAGGATCAGTGATCACATAGATATAGCGCAAGCCAGAACTTTGAGACAAGTAAATTTTACTCAAATCAATGTTTGTACCTTGCAAGCTAACACCAGGATCAGCAGGACGAATACCAACAATAACGCCCAAAGGCAAGCTAGTGTCAGCAGTCATTTTAGTTACATAAGCAATACCATTTGTGTCTGAGCCACCAGCATACGTAACAATATCGCCAATGGCGTAAGTGTTAGTAGCATCGTTAGCCACAGCAAACAATTGACCTTGCTCGTTATAGGCTGCACCAGTTACAGTTCCAACTGGAGACAGACCACGAGGGCGGGATACATTAGCCATTTAAGACTCCTTGTAAATTAATTAAGTTTAATACCATCTCTAGGAACATAAAATCCAGGGTTATCCCCCGTAATCTTACCCTTCCTAATTGAAGCGTCAATCGTGTTGTTTTTAGCTTGAAGTGCGGCTTGATCTTCCTCATACCATTCTTGCCGTATCTTCATAAGATATCCGTATTGTTCCGTACCTTCAGCACGAGGATTTACAAGATATCTAATTCTTTCTCCGAGGTCACCATTACGGCTAACCACGTTTTCACTTACACCACCAACTTCTTGTGGGGCAACAAATTCATATCCGCTGTCCAAAGCTTCTTGGATACGACCACCAGTGTCTGTAAAAACATGGAGATGGTAACCTGGAATTTGGTTTCTAACGCTTAATTTGGCTTCTGTGCCATTAAAAACGTTTCTGCGTTTACGAGTAGTTCCATCAGCAGCAGCAGGTGGGGCTTCTCTTCTCTCTCTAATTGCATCTTGACGAGCAACTTTTTCTTCATAAGTTAAAGCACGAGGCATGATAATATTCCTTTTAAATTAATTAGACCAATCGAAATCTGCGACATACTGTTCACGAGTCATAAGCTTTTGCTTAACAAAACGATCACAGGCTGCTTTTGCTTCCGCAGGTAAGTTGTCATAAGATTGGGCGTTACCACCACTTCTACTCTGACGACCAGACCCAGATTCGACCCGACTAGTAGGAGATTGTTTCTTCCCACCAAATTTATTAGGAAACTCTTCTGCCAACACTTCGTCTAGCTTATCAAGAAACGGCTGTCCTTTTAAGCTTGGAAATTCCAATCTAAGGCTTTCACCTATTCCATTTACAATACTTGTCATTCGTTTATCTTCACCAAACCAGGTGTTCTTATCTAGCCAGGATTGTAAGCCAGGTTCAATAACAGTTGTTGGTGTTTCTGGTGTTTTAACAACATCAACATCTTTAACAGCTTGCTTTGCTTCTTTAAAGTCTTCTTTAGCTTGATCTAAAGCGTCATCTAAAACATTTACTTTTTGTCCATCCCCATCACTGATGGCTTGGGCACGGCTTTCTTTAATCTGTCTAATTCTATCTTCGTACTCTTGAGCCTTACGTTCATAAGCATCTTTTTGGAATCGTTTAAATTCCTCCGCTGCTTCTTTGAACTCTTTAAGCTGATCTTTAGTTGACTGTAAGTCTTTAACAAGGTTCTCATTATTCTTTCTAAGAATAGGGAGAATCTCTCGACCACGTTTGACAAAGACATCAGCGTCTACCCAATCGTTTTCATTTCCACGAAATCGTTCTTTTGGAACCCAGCCTTGAGATTCAGCTTCATGCCGCACATCATCAGCTATTTCGTTACTAGTAACATTTTCTTCACTCATATACTACTCCCTGTTTAAAATAGTGTCAACTTAAGTTTTAGCCAAGTACGGATCAACAAGGTCCACATCAGCATCCAAAGTGCCAGTAATGTCCTTATCATTCACCATTCGGTACGAGCCACCATCTTTACCCAAGTAAAGAAGACCAGCATATTTGGCAAAGATTATTTTGTCACCTACCTTACACCAAGGTGCAGGTTCGTCAGAATAGCATTGGTCACCCATAGCTATAACGATCCCAGTAGTGTTTCCCATTTGTTCTCTTGCTTCAGTTGTTTCTGTGGTTAGGATAATCCCTCCCTTAGAAACCTTTTTAACTTCCTGTGGCTTGATAAGCACTCTCCAGCCTACTGGATTAATACCTGATTCATTACTCATTGTTTTTTACCTCAAACAAATCTTCATACTCTAGACTTAGGATAATGGCAATTGCTCGACATCTTCCTTTAACTTCCTCTTCAAAATCAAATGAACTGTTGATTAGTCCTTCTTTCATGACCTCTCTGTCATCTGATAGCATTTTAAATAAACGTTTGGTAACAGGGTGGTGTTTCCATTCGTCAAAATTATCTGGGCTAACTGGTTCCAATTTTCTCTCCTTATAAACTTACTTACATCATAGGAGGCGTTCCTTGCGGTTGACTACCAGGCATTTGCATTGGGGGCATTTGCGGTTGACTACTTTCAAGAGCTTCCTCCATCTTGTTTTTCATCATCGTATCGTAAACCGAGTTCATGGTTTGGATAGAACTGATGACACCTTCTCTACGCTCACGCTGTAAAGCGATCTGCATATTGATCTCTTGAATACGCATCTTCTCACCCTCAGTAGCAATACCAATCTTAATGGCCTCTGCTTCTGCTTCCAGTTTTTGAATCTGGGCTTGGTTAAGTTCTGCTTCACTCATTAGTTTTAACAAAGCCATCTTCATAGTCAATTGATCAGAAGCTTGTTTGGCTTGTTGTTTAAGTTGTTCAATCTGTATCTTAGGATTTATTGGTGGAGGTACAGCATTGGGACCTTTGGGATCAGGAAGAATTTTCTCAATATTTGTAACCTTCATAGCTTTTAAGAAGGTGTATTCTGCTTCATATCTGTTGTACAAACCTGGGGTAGCAGCAACCCTTTGAGCTATAGCAGAAGCTTGGTTTAACCTTTGAGCATCAGAAGTCACACTAGGATCAGCAGTTGGCATCACATCAGTTACAGGACCTGCATAGTCAGAAGCTAAGATCATTCCAGAACTCTTAGCATCAGAAACAAAAGACTTGTCTTCAGTAATAAAGATTTGATTCAAGCGGTACAGCTTTCTAAACTCTTGTTTAAGACTTCTGTGGGTACGTTTAAAGATACCATTGAATATCTTCATGCCTTGCTCTGTCATAGTGCGAGTAGTTTCAGCAGGAGTATTCTGACCAGGGTTTTGACCAGTCATAATGTCTACAGCACCACCAATACGTTCACCATAGTTAATCAATAGATTTAACAAAGTAAACATTACTTGAGATGGTTCTCTCACTGGCAATGGGACAATACCTTTGCGTAGATCATCCCCAGTAGTATCTACATGCTTCCACTCCATAGGATTGAAGGAGTAGTTACCACCACGTAGCTTGATGCCACGGCTAAGAAAACCACCAGCGGTATTAGACAATGTTCCAGCGTCAACGAGTTGGTTGATGATGGTGTTGATTGATTCGTTAAGCGGTCCAAGTAAAACTCCAAAGCCAAGATCATAAAATCCCCCATCTGGAGATGGGATAAATGGGTATTTAGTAAAGTACTGTTCACCCTTAATACTAAGGATAGTTCCTTCTTTATTGCGTTCCACATCTTTATCAATGTACCTAGCAACAATACGAGCAACCTTCCTGTTGTCTCTACGGACGTACACAATGTAAGGTTCAGCGTAGCCATCGTCATCAAAGTCAATGTGGCAATGCTGCTCAATGATTTCAATAGGAGTACTAGAATCATTGGGTTCAGGTGGGGTTAACCCTTGTGCTTTGTCTTGTGTTTGCTGTAGGGGATTACCCATAGCAGACATAGATTGTTGTTGACGACCTTCAGATACATCTAACCAAAGTCCACGAGCTACACGCTCATAGATTTCATTCTTGGTCATTTGTAGTCCGTGAGATACCCGACTGGCTGTCTCTAAACTCTTAGTCCAATAGTTGACCACTAGGTCTTTGGCTAAAACGTTCTCAGAGATATTGTGTTTGCAGATTGGATCGTAATAGGTTTTCTTAAAAGCACAACCAATAATAGGTTGTGTAATTAGAACCTTGTCCATTTCTGATTCCCAGTCTTCATCTTCTTCTAGAAGCTGGTAGGACATGTGTTGCTCTACACGGGTAGAACGTAGGGCTTTTAACCCATCTTTATCATCTCCAACTACCCTGCATTTGACAGGCAAATCACTGTCAATAAGTACAGGATAACTACGAGCATGGTATTGCAATGCAGCAATAGTGATAAGAGGAAATTTAACGTTAGAGGCATTAGCCCAAGGAAAGTTCTTAGTTTCAGCAACTTGTAGAGCTAGTTTAAGAGAAGCTTCTGTACGTTTCTCCCAACTAGAACGAGACATCAAGTCATTATCAAAGTCTCTAACAACGTGCATTCCAATTGTTTTAAGGTCTTCATCACAGAGTAGAGTAGCAATATTGCTCTCATACATGAGGTCATTGATATTATGTTTATCTTTTAAATTCATATTTTAGTACCCACATATAGCAGAGCGACCAGATTCTAGCGCATTGTTTTCTCGAATATAAGCCTCGTACTCTTCTTCTTCAATCTCTTTGTCGGTAGGAGCTTCCCACATTTTATCAAGCATCAATCCCAAGTAAGCCCAAGCATCAACCTGGTCATCATGTTTATCACGAGGAAACCTGAGAAGCTCATCTTCAAAGTTTTGATACCAATCAGCGTCCTTATCGAACTTACAAGCCCCACTTCTCATTCGAGCTTGGATACTCCTAGCACGGGTTAGTTTATCACCGCTTGGTTTTAATAAAACAGTATTAATAAACTCACCACGCTTAAGCATCTCCTCATTGAGATAGGGTCCTATAGCTTTCTGAATAGTACCTTGTTCAAGTCCAAAGAGTACGGGCTTATAAATCTTTTGGATCATCAGGATTGTATCCACAATTTCCAAAGCGTCCATACGTTCTTTTATAACGTGCTTGCAGTACAAACGTCCCTCATTGTCCATACCCCCCACAACAAAAGCAGAATAGTCTGCCCGTTGGGATTGGGATACAGCTAAGTCACAGGTGGCATAGTACACCAAATTCTTAATTTGGTCTTCCTGTTTCATAGGAATAAAATCAGTTTTCTTAAAGAAAGTATCTGTTATATCCAAGGGAATATTGAGCATCTCTTGAGAGTAAACGTCTGCTAATCCTTGTCTAACGTAGTCTTCTTTCTGGAGTTTAAACTCTTCAGCAGATTTCATTTCAGGCCACAAAAGAGTCTTAAAGTCGTCTGTATGAGCACGATACTTAATTGACCTCCAAGGTAGCTTGTTAAGAGCATATTCCCTTAAATCTTCTTTGACTAAATGCTTCACACCTCTATGGCTACCCAATTGAGAACCTGGCATTAAGTTTTCTAAAAGACTGTCTAAATGTAGTATTGTTCCAACAATCCTAATCTTTCCAGAAGAACTAACACAAGGAATCAAAGCTCCATAAAACCATCTTTTGAACTTCTGCCGTCTATCCTTATTCATTACAATCTCGTCATTTTCCATATCATCGCCAATGATAAGGTCTGGACGAAGGTTAGCCCACTTTAAACCCCTAAGTTTTTGTTCACTACCTTTTGCTTGTATACGGAATGTCCATCCATCTTCCATCTCTACAATCAAGTCATCCTCGGTATCTTTGGCAAACTCTTTGATTGAAAATAGGGAACGTAGGTCATCATTCTCTAACATCTCCTTCTTGATATCTCCTAAAAACTGTACGGCTTGAGTTACAGTGTCTGAGACAATAAGAACATATCTGGACTCCCTAAAGAGGACAGATGCTAGTGTGTAAGCATGGGTTACTGCTGTACTCTTAGCGTGATACCTAGGCGCTGCTATGGCTACTTGTTTGTTGTTACTAGTAACAAGGTCCCATATCTCCTTATGAAAGTCAGGAGTAGGAGCTGGCTTATCAAAGTTTTTCCTCAACACAGAGTTGACAAAACCTTCCATAACGGAAGCGTTAAGCTTCGATACTGGTGGTGTTGGGAGTGACATCTACAGCTTCTATCTCTATGGTGTTGGCCCTAGCATTGGCAAACCTAGCAAACTCTTCTGAAAGTTTGAGTAACCTGCTATCAATGGTTTTCTCAACTTCTTCCTTGATGGGATTCTCATTGAGCTTTTGTTGCTTAGTCAACAATTCTGTTGTGATCTTTAAAGCAACATGCGCTTTAATGGGGATACGAACAATCTCTCCAGTCTTTTGATCAAACTGAGCATCTCCCAAGTCAATACGATCTTCAGTAGCCTTTAAAGCCTTTTGGATAACCCTTTTAAGGTTAGAGTCCATCTGCTGAACATCTTCAGACTGAAGCTGTAAGGAATAGTCTTTAAACCAATCCGTAGTCTTCCAGATTTTAAGAGTCTGTAAGGGTATACCCGTAACTACAGCAGTCTCTGCCATATTACCTAACATGAGGTAAGTACTGACAGCTTCAAGCTTCTGGTTCTGTGTCCAGATTGATCTTTTGTATCTACGATCTTTAGAAACTTTTCTTTTCATTTTTTAGCAGTCTTAGCAGAGTCTTTAAAAGCTTTGGCAGTAGGAGCACCCTTAGTGCCTGGTGTACGCATCTTCTCTCCAGAACCCTTGGCTATCCTTTTCTTCTTTGCATGGATATTGGCATAAAGACCCTTGGGATTGGTTCCTGTAGATATTGGCATTTTTAACACTTCCATTTCTTTAGAGCTTTGTTAATTCTTGAATCAGGGTCTTTAGCCTTGGCTGTACCTGTTAGCTTCTTCTTCATTCCACCCATACGGGCACAGAATGAATCTTTACGAGAACCACCTTCAGGTTGTGGTGGCTTAAGGTTGTGTCCTTCTTTCTTGGCAGAAGCTCTGCCTTTAGCATTGAGTCCACCTGAAGGGGACTTACCCTCTTTACGTTGCCAAGCTCCTGCCATAATACTTTCCTCCTACTGGTTTAGACTGTATCATACTTCTATAAAATATATTTTGCAAATTACTTGTAAATGAATACTTTTGTGGACTTGACAGCTTATTTTGATTTGAGAGATACTGCGTGCAGTTCTTTTTTCTTTTACTGTTTTCTTTTTTCTGGTCAGGTAGAGAGTATATACAGTAGGTTTGATACAGATGTTATTAAGAACATATATGTGCGAGTATCGTAGATACGAGCACCAATAGAAGACACTAGCCCTACGGGTGTACATAGTCTTAACAACCCCCTCTTGTTTACCGCAGTCTCGTTAGAGACGAGGACTGCTCCTTCACAACAGTGGGTTCGACAGAACCCCCTTTTGTTCAAAACTATGCAGCGGTGTTATAAAAGGTGATAAACCCCTATTAACACTAAAATAATTTCCCCCCTACCCACCTACAACATAGCAATATTAGCTATAAATACAACTTATCCACAGGTTATCCACAGGGGTAGATAGTTATGTAATATAAGTAATATTACGTGGCACTGTTATATCAATAACTTACATCACACTGCCCCCATATTATCAAGTCACTATTCCATACCATTGTTCGGTATCTGATGCCATTTAAACAGCTCTTAACCATCTAAGACAATCAAAGACCTCTCACAGCCAGTATTCTTCCATCGTCACTCGTCATAGTTGTTTAGTTACAAACTCACAAAAACTGTGATTGGTTGGCTGACCGCTAGGTCGCCGACCAAACTTTTGACCCAGTTTTTGTTATCTCTCCGACATATGTGTTGGCATCTAACTCCGTCTACACCACGTTCCTTGTTCCTCAAAGGGCTCCGTGTCCCCTCATGGTATCGCAGTACTCTATAAGTAAAGACAAATTTTCTATTGTTGCTTGCTACTTTGTAACTGTTTGATACCACTGCTATAACACTGCTTATGGTTTGCTATGACCTAACGGCAACAACACAAAATTTCGCCCTTCGGTCGCAGGGTCTTGACTTACAGAGTCTCCCTGCGATTCCCTGATTGGTCACGCAGCGCATAGGGTGTTGGGTGGCATTAACATTTTAGGAGTTAGTTATGCAATTATCTTTTCATTCTCTTTTAGCTTCAGCTCAAGAAGTAGACTTCTTTACTGACATTCTCTTAGAAACAGATTTACCTTGCGACCTAGATCACAGTACTCTAGCTATGCTAGAGACTGTACCTGAAGAAGTACTTCTGGAAGAAGAAAACACTGCTATCGAAGAGCAGTGTGAGATCGAAGTAGCTATTGAAGCACAGTACGAATGTTATGTAATAATTCTAGACGAGACAAATGGCGGTGCTGAAGAAAGTTTTGGTACTCTAAGAGATTGTATAAGTTTTGTAAAAAAGTACTCTTATTTGGTTGACGGACATTCTTTTATAGCACGTTTCTTTGATTACGGAAACGATAATGAATTAGCTTTTATAAAGTATATTCCTACAGATGCTAATCCTACTGGTTACATCACAATAACAAAACTCAATTACTAATCTATAGCCCGCTTCGGCGGGTTTTTTTTCTACTCCGCTATGTTACTAGTAACTCCTGCACCAACAAAACCTGTAAGCAAAGCTTTAGTACTGTAACCACATTGCTTCCATTCAAACCGACAAGCTACCGCAGTAACATAACAAAGTCCTAAGCTGCAGCTTCGCCCCGTCTGTAGTCTAGGTGCTTGGTTGGTAGGCACACCCCACGCCAGCAAAGCTGTCATGGGCCATGCAACAGTTCGGTGCGTGTCTGGTATGCGTGGGGCGAAGCCTTGGTTTTGTTGGCAAGAGGAACCAACCCCCTGGCAAGTGTGCAGGGGGAATTGGTTCCCCTTGCTTTATCAACAAAACAGATAGGACTTTATCATGTCACAGCAAAGTAATTTCGATTTCAATGGCTTCAATGCGCTTACAGAACGTAAACCCGCAGGGCTACAGATTTTCTTAGCACAGCAGTTACTCTCCAATGCACTTTGGACTATGGAGAACTACGACAATCCTCGTCAGACAGAGGTACGTGATGCACTCAATGCACTCAAAACGTTGCGTGTTCAGCTCAAAGCCGATGCACTAGCTCGTGCTTAAACAAATAGGTAGTATGACTAGTTCATACTACCTTTTTTAACTTTATAAGGAACTCAAATGAATACATTCAGCGTAGCACGTGGTAATAAACCACCAATAGTAGGTGACGTAGTTGCAGTTGGTAAACGTAGATACCAAGTCACTGAGGTTATTACCATAGAAACATTCTCAATGACAATTTACCATTGTGTAGAAACTTCAATATTTAGAAATCCAACTTACGGAATTTAACTTACATGGAATATTTAGCTATACATCTCAACAATAAAGCTGTGGTCAGAAGAGCTGATCATGGCATAACAGATGTTGAATGGAAACATGGATGCAGGTCTATCCAGATCAACTATAGACAGAAACTTATGTCTGAAGGCTATGTGGAGCATCTAGGCTATGAAGTTCTTAGCGATGATGCTTGGAGAGAGTTCATAAGCTCACTGGATGATCTTGTAGATGTTCCTAATAACAATTTCATCAGTACCAGGGTTGTCTACGACAAGTGGGACACCAAACCAACTATTTATTAAGGAGAATATCATGGAAGTAGAAAACACTAAAGAATGCGCTGATTACTATCGAGCAGTACAACTATTGCAAGAAGGTGAACGCAAGATGCAACTGGGTATGAATGACTTAGCTCATTGCTGCATCATTGAGGCTATGCACTTGTTGGGTTACAAAACTATTGGAGAGATAAATGAAGGACAATATTGATGGAATCTTAGATATCTGCTTGGCAGTATCTATTGGTACAGCTTTAGCTGCAATGCTAATCATCTGGTGTTCCACGTGAAACAACGTGATTACATCATAAGTTTAATGACTAGTTCCATAATAGGAACTAAGTCATTACATTCTAACGTGCCTCACGGCAAGCTTCACGCCAGCGAAGCTGGCATTTGCTTGCAAGGCTCGTCACTCAAATCAACAACGGGCTTGCCAACCGCCCCTCTGGGCGAGGGCGGCTTGGCTACGCCCTCAATATCTTTAACTTCAGGAGATTCAAATGATTGATCTAGTCGATGAAATGGATTGGGAAGACAGTGAGAATGTATCAAAACTCACTATTGAAGAAGCTCTTTTTGAAGAGCCAAATCCCTTTGACAACTGCTTTAAATCAAGTATTTATACTTATTTAAACTGGTTCTACGATGGAGAACAGGACGATTTCTTACTTTAATCAAGCATTTCTTTATATTCCATTGTTCACAGTGGAATATAGAGGCAATGTTGCCGTAAACAGGAGCTTATATGAGTACTGAAGCATCCACTTTGTATGTTGCTGCTACAGAGAGTTTAGTCTCTGAGTCATCAGCTACAAGTACCTTTGAAAAGATGATAGCTGTTGCTTTCACTCATAGTTCTGGTGAGACTTTTACCAAAGAACTACGAGAGACTGAGAAACAGATCAAGAAAGACTTTGAAATCAGTTCTATGCCAGGTCCTTGGAGATCAGCCAAGTCTGTTATTCAGACTGCACTGAAGATGGGTATTGGTCTTGTTGATGACAATGGTGGGTTTTATGGCAAAACTCATCTACAAAACAAGATCAAGGAGATGAAAGTGGTTCCAGTTCCACTGGATGCTAAAGGATATGCGGACAAAGTAATCAAGTTATTGATCAATACTCCTGCTGAAATCAGTCAAAAGGAAGTTTATCATGCTGTTATTGACTATTTGGAAAGCGTTATCTAAATGCTGACAAGAGGCATTGAGGTAATGAAGTATGTGAGAGCCAGTGCTGGTAGAGCTGGTATTTCTATTGTGTTTGAAGATGTAAATCAACCAAGACATGATGGTAAAACGATCTATTTGCCAAAAATCACATACAAAACTACTGATTTAGAGCTTAAAGAGCTGATGACATCGGTTGACCACGAGGTTGCTCATGATCGTTTCAGTTCTTTTGAAGTTCTAAAAGAAAAAGCCATTGATCCCAAGGGTATCTTGCTATTTATGTGGAACTTCTTGGAAGATTCCAGGGTAAATAACATTGAAGCCAAAGAGTATCTAGGTTTTAAAGAGAATTGGGATGAATGTACATCAGGATTGGTAGCAAAGATTGTCAGTACAGCCAAAAAAGATGTTTCAACCATCTCAAAACTCACTACAGCATTGATTTGTTGGGAAGCAGGTATCTCTGCTTCAAATTTCCCTAAAATTCAACTGGTGACCGCTAAAGCATCTCCAGACGCTAGGATTCTGGATGTTCTTAATAACTTTTCTGATAGTCTTGTTTCTTGTCATTCAATACTGGATAAACGACTAGGTACTACTGCAACCTATGATCTTGCTGTACAGATTCTTAACGAGCTAGGTGAAAAAGTAGGTGTTAAGAAGATCAAAGTCAAGACTGAAGATGCAGACGCTGCCGAGAAACTGGATGCTAAATCTGGGATAGTCACTGAAGTTGAAAGCAAACTACCTGATAAACCAGGTAAAAAGCAAGAAGATCAAAAGATTCCAGGAGAAACTCCCAAGGAAGATGAGTACAAGATCATTAATTTGGTTCTAACCGAAGATGATCTAGCCAAATATTCACTAACAATGCCAGAAGATGGCAGTGATATGGGTAAGGTTGGTATCAACTTTGAACCAATCAAGGGATCATCGGGTTGGGACTTGACTGACTATGAGAAGTTTATCGTTGTTGACTATCCTAGAAAAACAGGTCCAGAGCATTTCTTCCTTCCAAGTGGTTTCAAACACTTTGCAAGGGAATATGCAACAAAAGTAGAACCAAAACTTGTGTCTCAAGAGAATTTTGCCCAACAAGTTCGTAGACTCATTCAAATCAGAGCCAAAGTACAAAGACAATATGGTGTAAAGAAAGGTAAATTAGATCAATCTAGGTTATCTCGCATCTGTTTCAAAGCACCTGGCTTCTCTGAACGTGTTTTTAAGAACAAAATTGAAAACAAAACTCTTGATGCTGCAATATCAGTGCTGGTTGACATGTCTGGTTCAATGTCTGGTGAAAAGGTGTTATACGCTTTGGCATCTACATTGCTAATCAATGAGGTCTGTTCTACATTGAATCTTCCAGTTGAGATAGTTGGTTTTACTGACACACGAGACTGTCGTGGAGATCCTCAACCAGCAATGTTTATTTACAAGTCTTTCCAAGACTTCAAAGTCTCAGATGAAGACTTAAAAGAGTACTTTGGTTGTAGTTCTAAGTACATGTCAGGTAATCCTGATGGTGAAAACATCCTATGGGCGCATGATAGGCTCATCAAAAGGAAAGAGAAAAAGAAAATATTGATAGTGATGTCTGACGGCAGTCCTGCTGCAAGCAAATGCTCAACAGGATTGGCACAGTTCACAGACAAAGTTATCAAAGAGATAGAACGATCTAAAGTTGTTGACATCTATGGTTTAGGTCTTTGCAGTAACTCTGTAAAAAGCTATTACCAATCAAACAGTGTTGTTGACAACCCAGAAGAGATTCCAAGCAAGTTGATCGAGTTAATAGAAAGGAAAATCATCAATGTCCACTAAGAAAGTTGAGGACCTTGTTAAGTCAGCTTTGAAAGAAGCTCTTGACAAGAGGAAACCACCAGGAACAGCAGAACCTATTGCAGAAGCATACAAAGCTGTAGATTCATCTGAGTTTGGTTCAATAACAACCACAAAAACAATCAAAGACAACCAAGTGTTGTTTTCTGATTTGATTTCTGACGATACAGTTGGCGACAAAGACAACTTCGGTGTTACAACATTTCATGATTATTCTTGGGATGAACGTATTGCTTCATTTGTTCCTAGTATCAATGAGAGCTATGTGATTGATAAAGACTTAGCAGGAAGTATTCTCATGGCTTGGGAATTGAATGAGAAAGTTCTCTGTTATGGTCCAACAGGTGCTGGTAAATCTAGTCTTGTTGAACAACTATGTGCTCTAACCAACAGACCTTTTATTCGTGTTAATTGTACAGGTGACATGGATTCATCCATGATCTTTGGTCAACTGACAGCAGAAGATGGCTCAACAGTTTGGGTTGATGGTGCTGTAACCGAAGCAGTTCGATATGGTGCTGTGTTTGCTTGGGATGAGTGGGATGTAACTCCCCCAGAGATTGCAATGGGTCTGCAATGGCTCTTAGAGGACGAAGGCAAGCTTTTCTTAAAGGAGATGCCTGGTAGTACCAAAGACAAGCAAATAACGCCCCATGAGCATTTTAGGATTGTTGCTATCGGTAACACACAAGGCCAAGGTGATGACACTGGTTCACATGCAGGTACTAACGTTCAAAACACTGCAACGCTTGACAGGTTTGGTACAGCCATTTACATTGACTACCTCAATCCAGGTGTTGAGGAAACCTTGTTGGTTAACAAGTGGCCTACAACAGTAACAAATAAATCAGCCAAGGAATTGGTCAAACTAGCCAATCTGATTAGACAAGGCTACAAAGCCAATCAGTTCAGTTTGACAATCTCTCCCAGGTCTTTGTTTAGTATTTGCAGAAAACTAACTGCTGGACGCTCTCTAAAGAAAGCTTTTACCTTGGTCTATCTTAACAAACTCAATGACACACAACGTAAAGTTGCTGATGAGCTATTCACTAAAATCTACGGCACATCGGAGTAAAGCATAAAGCCATATAGCCTTCCCCAAAAGGGAGGGCTATTTACTTTGTGTTTTACAAAGATCAACATGATAGATAACAAACAAATACTAGCAAATGCTCCTAGTAACATGGGAGAACAAATCCATGTTAATCACAAAGGTTGCGAAGCAGGTATTGACAACAAAAAACGTTTGTATATCAAACGTACTGACAAAGGGTTGCTTGCTTATTGTCATCATTGCAATCAATCAGGATTTGTCAGTGATACATCTAGGTTGTCTTCTTGGGTTAGTACTAAAGAACTATCTTCAGTATACAAACATAACACTAAGCCAGTACTTTCTACTTTGACAACAGAAGGTAAGGTGTGGCTAAACAAAAACTATTGCGACACCAACGACACTTTATTTGCAGGTATCGCTGGTGAAAGACACAAGGTTGCGCTTACACTACTTAGCCCCGATCAAGAAGTGATTGGATGGCAGGTACGAAACCTGCTATCTACACCTAAGTATCTAACACACTACATCAACAATGAAAGCAAAGGCGATGCAAGTTGGTTCCACAAGAACAGCAAGACTTTGGTAATAACAGAAGATTACCTCAGTGCATACCGAGTACATAAAAATACAGGATTTAGTTCTGTAGCGTTACTAAGAACAATTATTTCAGACAAAGCACTATCACAGATGTATGAACTTAATTTTGAGTTTGTATTTATTTGGTTAGACCCAGACGAAGCTGGACAAGAAGGAGCAAGCAAAGCATATAAAAAACTCAATCATTTTTTACCAACAACAACAAAACTTGCCATATTTGGCATTAACAAAGAACCTAAAGAATGTACACCAGAAGAACTGAAAAGCATTCTTGTTTGAAGGAAACAAATGGACTATGACGTTCTGTATCTTTGCTCTCAAAGCAAAGAGAATCTAAACAAGTACAGGCGGTACATCAAACCGCATGTGGTTGTTAAAGAAACAAACATCATCCTTGACGGGATGGACAAGTACTACAAAACATTTCCATCTATAGCTGAGTTTAGTTGGGATTCATTCTCAGCTTATTTGATTGCAGATCAAAGCAAGCGACTCACAGATGATGCCATTGTCAAGCTACGCATGACATTGACCAAAGCAAAAACATATGTTCCACACCATGCACACGAGGAAGTAATCAAAACTCTCATTGAGTTGGATTACTTGGCTTTAATCATGGAGGAATGTGAAAAAGTAAAGGAGGGTACAAGTGACTTGGAACACGTTCATATCATCGCTACAAACGCTCTTAAAGATGTTGAGAGGTACATCGAAAAAGATGAACTATTTGTTAGTGCTGATCTTTCTGCAATCGCTGATCGAATTAGTTCTAG